TTTATCTTGTCGTATAGCTTTTTGAAAACCGTTTTCTTCTATAACCCAATGCGAACAATTATATTTTTTCCACCAGTCTTTCATTACACTGAGAGCTTCTGGAATACCACCACCTAAATTGTTTGACATATCTACCATATACATAATGCCGTCAGCAGGACCATACGCCCATAAAAATGCAGCTTGATAACCAGTTGAGGCAGGGTCAAGTCCTGCAATAAGGCGTGTGCCTCTAGGTATCTGCCCTATGTCCCTCTTCTGGTCACGACATGATTCTATTTCTTCTCGACTAAACAAAGTTAAACCTTCTGGCATTGCAACATTAAGATATACCATTTCGTATATAGCTCTACCACCTGTAGTTTCTGCTGCACGTTTTCTATCCATTAACCATTTGTATGTACGTTTACTTGCCCACAACATACAATCTTTATGGTCTTGTTCTTCCCAATCTGTTTTAACACAAGCTGTGTCATGTGCCTCTTCGACTTGTGTTGTCCAAGATTCGTTATCTAAAAGATGTGAATATATATCGTCATAGTGTTGTCGTGAACCAATAGTAACCATAGCTGTATGTTCCTCTTTACGACTAGACAGTGTTGTAGTCCACCAGTTTCTGGTGTTCTCTCTTGATGCAGGTTGCATTGTAGAGCTGTGGTCTTCAATGTCATCTGCAATAATTATGTCGCAGTCACGTGATAAGATTTTACCACCACGTCCAATGCCTACCATAGTCGGACTCTTGATACCAGTAACCGTTCTCGTACCAACAGTAAAACCACTTTGTGACCAAGACTTAGCAGATTTAGTTTTAGGTTTAAACTTAATGCCTGGTCCACATATCTCTTCTATTAATAATTCGTTAAACTCTAACTGGTCAATAACAGAACCCATAGCGTTCTTAGCAATGTCTTCGTTACCACCTACCCATAAAATTCTAATGTTAGGATTGTTGCATATAAGCCATATAACAAAATGTATAAGCAAGTCTGTTTTGCCGTGTCGTGGTGGAGACAATATCATGTGCTGTCCACCTGTCTCTATTGTGTGCATAATCTGTTCTATCCATTTTTTATGGAACTCTGGTGTTTCGTATGGAATACCCTGTTCAGTTCTAAAATATCTTGCTCTAAACTTATCAAAGTCTTGTAATGTAATTTCTGCTACTTGAGGTACTGTCCAGTTTTCTTGTTGATTAGCAATACTTATATCTTCTAGGTATGCCTGGTATGCCATAGAAACAGCAGCATCAGTTGTGCCAAGTATCTTAGCTACACCAGATATAGTATTAGTTTTATCAAAAATCTCAAGTGCTAGTCCAGATTCTTTAATATCGTCATACACTTGACCACGTCTAGAGGAGACATTTTTTTTGTGGCTAGGTATTTCTAGGGTGTCTTCTTCTTGTGTCCAGGTAGTGCCTAGTTTTTTTGCACGTTTCTTTTGTTGTGCTATTCGGTTCGAACATCGGTCACTACAAAACTTAGAACGTCCTTTAGGTAAAGGTCTATGACAACCTGCTGCATAACAAAGTTTACTTGACATAACCGTCACATGTTTTGTTTTTACACTTCATAGCGTCCTTAGGTAATAAAACCTCTCCACACTTGGGACAAGGAACTTTCATTTTTAATTACTTTTTTTTACGTGCTTTTTTCTTTTTAGGAAACCCTGCCTTCATGTTGGCATAGGCTTTAGGACTTATAGTAGAGTTTTTCTTTGACCTACTTGTTCCTGCTTTTTTTCTTGCGTTAATGTTTTTATATAAACTCATATTACCACTTTACCTTATTTGCCCAGTACGCTGCAGAACTAGGACCTTTTTTTATATTTTTTGCATGTCTTGCTTTAAATGCTTTGTTACGCTTTGTGCCATCAGGACTACCTTTTTTTCCTGCTTGACCAAATCTAATTAGTTTGTACTCGCTACCATAATGTGCCATAACGACATGCGAGTGTCCACCTTGTGTAGATGCTTTAGGTTTGTTAACTCCTTGCAGCCCCAGGCGTTTCATAGTCGACTTGACTCTATCTGGTGTTGGTCCTCCGTGTGGCATTATCTTTTTGCCGTCTTATACAAACGCTTACTATTTTTAGTATGTTTTTTACCTGTATGAATTTGTCCATTAGGCATCTTATGATGTGAGCCTTTGTACTCTTTACCTGCTTTTGTATATACTTTCATTAGTATTTAGTTTTTTTCTTTTTTTTCTTAGTATTCTTTTTTGGTTTACTCTTCATTTTTCCGTACATAAATACTCCTACATTATTTTTCTTTAGTATAACACAAAACCCCGTTCGGGCAGGAACAGGGCTGTGTAAATTAAGATATCCTATAATCTAATTATTACTTGTACTATAACAACTTGTTATGTTATGGGGGTAAAAAAAATTTTTTATTAGGTAGGAGGATGCCGTTGCTCTTGCGAGTTCCAACATCCCTGGTCTAAGACGTCCTACCATCAATCGAGATACATAATACAAAGGGAATGTATATGTTTTTATTATACTACATTGTGCATTTAGTCAAGGGAAACCTGAGGGCTACGTGAGAATACTAGGCGAAAGGAGGAAACTCCTAGAAAAAACGCAACCCTCACTATTAATACTACACTTAACATCTCGACCTGCTATAGTAAGTTTTAACAAATATTTTTATTAAGTACTTTGTTACAAGTAAAGTTGCCATCGAGGGGCAGAAAGTTAGGGATACTTAACCAAGTATACAGCAGAAACACAAACCTAATACTCAAGGACCTAGGGACAATAAAGATTAGACTCCAATAGCTTTTTAAGCAGTGTGGCTCGTTATAACCATCCGACCAGTAACCAGGTACTAACCAATAAACAATACCTACCGTTACTGTACCTCTTTTATAGAGTGAATAACTAGGTATAAATTAACAGATATCTCTAAGGGATTACATACTATATAACTATGGGGTGCACATTTAACCCCACCAAATTATATATAGGCTCTATCATTCTTAGACATTCTTATTTATTCTCTACCTGCCTTACTCTATTATTGTTCTGTTCTCTTATGGCTCTAGATTGTCTAATTATGTACCCGTTTTAAATCTTTCTAAGAGGGTGGATGGGTGTCTAAATAAAATATAAAAAACTTGTAACCTTTTTGTAACCAATGGAGTCTAAGTAGTAAGCAAGCAAAGGAACAACAATGAAAAAAGAAACAACATTCAAGATAGAAAGAAACTGTTACTGGTGTCAAATACTATTAGCCGACCATGAGGACTATCTAATCATGGACAGCAATTTCTACTGTCCTAGATGTCCCGAGTATAAGAAAGAAATCAACAAAGGATACTTAAAAAAGTTTCCATTCTTTATCTAAATAACTTGTAACCTAATTCAATCTAAAAGAGTCTAAGTAAGTAAGAGAAACAAAAGGAGAAACAATGACCAAGAAACATTTTGAAGCAATAGCAAAGGATATACACTTTAGAGCTACGGAAATCTACGAGTATAAAGATTATACTTATCAAGAAAAATGGAGGGCACTAGCAACACTGAATGCAATTGTTTACGATTTGAGGACTACATTTGCTAAGTTCAATCCTAACTTTTCACATAGTACCTTCATAATAGCTTGTGGAGTACGGGGCTTAAAGTTAGAACTAGAAAGACAAAGAGCAACAGAAATTGCTTCAGGATTATAAATAAAAAAGACTGTAACCAATCAACAGGGCTAAGAGTCTAAGTAATACAAAGGAGAAAGAATGAAACTAAGAAAATACAAAGTAACTATAGGATACGGATTCGAGAGCAAAATAGCCGTGAACCATAAGGACGAAGACGAAGCCTTGGAGATGCTAGCGAATGCAGTCTATAGGTGGACTGGAAACGTTGCAGACATTGAGGAAATCGAGAAGAAAATATTATCTGAAGACCGTCAAAGCTACGTTATAAATCCTGAGTGGGTAGAGTTCAAGCCAAAAAGAGAGAACATACTTTCAAGGAGTAGCTCCGTAATCTGGGCATATAGCAATGAATGGATGAATAGCTAAATAAATTAAATACCCTGTAACCTCTTCGGAGGTTGCAGAGTCTAAGTAATACAAAGGGAGAACAAATGAGCAAGAGCAAAGAACAACAAAGAAAAGAAATCGAAGCACTATTAAATATAAACGACCACGTAATAGACAGTAAAGGCAACTTCGTAAAGGAGGAAGAATGACAAGATTAAAAATTAACGGAGAAGACAAAGTTTATATAGGTAACGACTGCGTGCACTGTCGACAGGATACAAGTTACGGCAGTGGAAGATACGTTAACAGATACCCTGCTGAAATATATAGCGAAGAAGAAAAAGCAATAGTAGAAGGTTACTGTTGTGATGAGTGCGAACAGGATTATATAAATAGCTTAGATGAAGATGAAAAAGCTAGCTATTTGGGAGAGGAAGAATAATGACAGAGGGAGAATGTAACCAAGGTTACACAAAACTAGGAGACTGTATACAGTGCCTATACGGAAGCATAGAAAACTATCAGACACAAAGGGAGGACGACGAATGAGCGAAAGAATTAAAAGACAAATGACTAATAAGCAAGTCAAAGAGATTAAAAACTATATCGAGTATTGGTTAGACGACCATTACGGAGTTAAGGCAGAGTTCAAACAGTTACCAACAGATGAGCTAAGAATTAAAGAAGTTCCTAGTTATAAGCTCGTGACAGATAGATTATTTAATTTAGAGATTGATTTGGTTTATTGGACACACTGGACAAATATGAATGATACCTTAAAAAGTCATAAAGTTGCTGACAGAACTATAACAATAGTTGTTAAACATAAGGACGTTGTAAGAACTACAGGCGAAAAGAAGACAGACCTTGAGACCGTGATACGAGGTGGATTCGATGACGATGGCAAGTTTGTATTCGGGATTCACGTCGAAGCAAACTACCTAAGAATGTTTGATAGTGGAAGATGCGAGCAAACACTAGCAGGGAGCTACGGTTCGGAAGAGTGGGGACATGAACCAACAGATTACGATAGTTGGGAAATGAATCTTATGTGGACAATGTTTAAAGCGTTGTAATAAAAGAAATAAAAACTATGTAACCTCTTCGGAGGTTGCATAGTCTAAGTAAGTAAGTAATAAAAATATAAGGAGATACATTGATAATAAAACAACTAAGCAAAGCCGATTTCGTAGACGAGTTTAACTTCGGAGAACAATCAAGTTATAACGAGCAGTTTACATACGAGGGATTTCTCTTTC